GGTATCGTAGAGTAAGGGTGGCCTGATATGGGTGTTCAGGTTAGAATTACAGACGTTGATTTAAGTAAAGTTCGCAGACGTTTTGCGGTAATGACTCGCCGCTCACAGAACTTTAAACCTGTTTTCCGTTGGGTGCTGCAAGAGTTGCAGAAGGCACACCGTGATAACTTCAGAACACAGGGTTCGTCTTCTGGTTTTCCTTGGCAACCGCTTGATCCACAGTATGCCTCTTGGAAGTTGGAGAATTACGGGGCTAAAGGTATCCTTGCTAGAACTGGTGATTTGCAAAACAGTTTGACTATGAACAGTGGCCGGGGAGCAGTACGTGACATGGGGTTGCGGACTGCTGAGTTTGGTACCCGTATTCCTTATGCTAAGTTTCATCAGAGTGGTACATCCAACATGGCTCAGCGTAAGCCTGTATTTTATCCGCCTTTGATGGCGAACAGGACTGCTAGAGTGGTTGGCGAATATATTGTTCACGGTTCAGTTGGCGTTCGCTATTCGGATGCTATGAAAGGGTTTTTGATCTAAAATGATGTCAGGACCTAGATTAGCAAAAAATTATGTTTCTAACTATCTCTCAAACGACTTACCTTCTAGGTTGGTAACGTACCGCAACCATTGGGGATTGAGTCAGAGTCAGTTACCTGATCCTGTACGCTATTTGAGTTATGAGCCGTTTGCTTTAGACAGGTGGCCCACGATTATCACACTTGTGATCAACACTCGTTCTGTTACTCGTGACGGCTACGAATCTGATGCCGATCCGAACTATCGGGTTGCTTATGAGATGCGGACTTATGTGTGGGCACGTGCAAATGGTGCCGAGACTGTCACTGAGCAGCGAGACAATCTTACAACCGTTGTCCGAGAGGCGCTTATGGATGGCCCGTCTTTGTCGGCTCACGATTCTAGTGTGCCGTGTTACCCAAAGATTGATGAAGGAACAATCCGAGAAGAATTTTCTGATTTAACTTTGATTAAGGGTGAGCGGTTGCTTGCTGGAGCATACATTGCGTATGATCTTGCACTCAATGAGATTATTGATGTGGACGCTCTGGGCGTCATGCAGGACGGTCAGCCTACAGTCTCTAAGATTGCGATTACTCCAAATTCCCCGACTAACGTAATTGCAGTTAGTGGTAACTCCCAAGTTACTTTGACATGGGATACCTCAACTTGGAACGGGGGCGTCCATCCTATTACTGGGTATGCTATTCAGCAGTCTACGGATGGGGGAACCACGTGGACTTCTACTATTTCTGATACAGGTTCAGTCGATCCGTTGTATATTGCTACGGGTCTAAATAATGGTACGGCCTACAAATTTAGGGTTGCTGCTCTGAATAAGGCGGGATCAAGCGACTATTCGTCGGCTTCTGTTTCAGTGACACCTGCGGCTAGTTGATCGGGACATATTCAAGTAATAGTATAGTTCCGGTGACTTCTAGACGTTTGGTGGTAATATAATAGTTGATAGAGCAGACGCTTTGCGTTTTGCCCGCAGGGCAGACAATACTGGTATTGTAATCTAATGAATATGGAGGCTAAACATGCCGGGAGTTAATATTACAACCGCAGTGCGCACTGGTCCTGTGGGTACTGGCGACATTGTATCAGGTCAGGTGTTTATGGTTGGTGAGACCGAGCGTGGTCCTTTGGACGAGCCTACGCTTCTTAGGTCTTTCAGCGATTTCACCACCTACTACGGAAACTATAAATCAGGAAACCTTTACTCGCACGTAAAGACATTCTTTGATGAGGGCGGAAGCCGTTGTCAGGTAATGCGAGTCCTTGGTTCTAACAGCGCAGCAGGCTCAATTTCGCTTGTTGACTCTGCGGGTTCGGCTACGATGACCATCACCGCTAAGAACGCTGGTGATTGGGCAGGCAACCTTGATGTTGATGTTGTTGAGGCCGACAGTTCTGGTTTCCGAATTGAAATTTATCTAGACGACGCTCTCTTGCTTCGGACTCGTGACCTTACATCCACCACGGATGCAATCAACGTTCTGAATGCTTCAGAAGTCAACCACCTTATTACGGCGGCTGATTCTGGTACGAGCAACGATCCTGATCCTACCGAGAATACCAAGACTGCCCTTAGTGGTGGCGATGATGGTGATGCGATTGCGGCGGCAGACATTGTTTCCGCTATGGACAATGTTAGCATTAACCTTGGTCCGGGTGCGATTTGCGCTCCGGGTCAGACCGGCACAACGATTTGGGAAGGTCTGCGTGATCACGCTAAGGATAATAAGCGTATCGCCCTCCTTGGCTTTGCTTCCGGTGATAGTGCGGCTACGGCAAAGACTTCGGCTGCGTCTTACTATGCTGATGCCAATGCTAAGAGCATGGCTTTCTACTGGCCGCATGTCAAGGTTCCTGCTCCGAACGTTTCAGAGTTGGCTACTGGCGAATCAACGATTCAGGGTAGCACAGTAACGATTTCTCCTGAGGCTTATGCTGCGGCGGCTCGTGCTCGTGCAGTTCAAGCGGCGGGTGGCCCATGGCGTGCAGGTGCTGGTCTTATTTCAGCGGCCAGCACCGTTACGGCTTTGGCTCAGGATGTCACTCCTGCGACCGGTGATGCGCTTGATGCGGCTCGCATCAACGCTTTGCGCAAGGTTGGTAACTCCATTCGTGTGTACGGTGCACGTTCAGCGTCTAACGATGAGGCCAACTGGCGTTACATTACTCAGCAGGATACCCTGAACTATATTATTGATGGAGTGGAGAACCGCATGGAGCGCTTCGTCTTCTCAACCATTGACGGCAGAGGTGGACTGTTTGGTCGAATCAGAGGCTCAATTAAGGGCTTCCTTGATCCGATTCGTGTTGCTGGTGGCTTGTTTGAAGCCTACGACGATGACGGTGTTCTTATTGATCCCGGCTACAACGTTGTGGTTAACTCAAACATTAACCCCGCAACCCAGTTGGCAACCGGTGTTGTCAAGGCTCAGGTCGGCGTGCGAGTTTCAGGCGTTGCTGATTTGATTGATATTGTTATCACCAAGAGCAACTTGTCGGCTCCCATTATCTAAGGAGAATATAAATGGCTAAGGCAACTCAGAGACAGATTGTAGCAGAAATTGTAGCACGGAACGACGTGGGTCATGGTACTGGCCCTAACTGGGACGACTACTTTGCTACCGTCAGCGGTGGTGAGATTAGTGCCGCAGTTGAGAAAGTATACGATGGTAACAGCACGTTCCCTGAGGTACTTTGTGCTCCTGCTGAAATTGGCGACATTACGATCAGTCGATTCTTCGATCCTGATAATGATATCCCCAAACTTGCACAAATCCGTCCGCTTGTTGGCATGACCTACTACGACCTTACTATCGTGACTCTTAACTGTGAGTTGCGTGAGGTTGGTTCAGAGCGTGTTTATCCGAAGGTGCTTCTCGTTGGCTTGACTGAGCCTGACGGTGACGCTTCATCGGGTGCTCCTGCTTCTTTCTCACTGACATTTGCGGTGAGTCAGGTCAGCCCTGCTGCGTGATCTAAATAACTAAAACTTATAGGAAGGGCGCTACGTGGGTAGCGCCTTTTCTTATTTATGGGGTACTACTTGCGGTTCTTCTCACAATGTTATAATCTAAAAATATCTATTGTCTACATGAGGTAAATCATGAGTATTCCAACAGTTAGTAGTCGGGTGAATGTTAAGGACCTTCATCCGAAGTTTAGGGCACGCCTAGAGGCTTTCTTTGCTGATCCACGCATTAAGGGCAATGTTTCTGTTGTGTCTGGGGTTCGTACCTATCAGCAGCAGAAGTACCTGTATGATGGTTATAAGAGCCGTAAGCCCGGATTCAATCTGGCGGCTAACCCTGATCGTATCAATCGGGCGGGCTTTCAAGGGTCGTACCATATGAGCCAGCCGAAGTTTGACGGCTATGGTTATGCGGTTGACTTCCGTATCATTAAGAAAGGCGCTATCTCTACCACGCAAGTGAACCGGATTGCTGAAGAATACGGTATCCGCAAGACTGTGGCTTCAGAGTGGTGGCATCATCAGCCGTGCCGTGTTAGCGGTTCTAAGATGGAGTGGTTCCCTGTTAAGGGTGACATCAAGGTTCCTAAGGCGGCTTCTGTTAAGTCTGAGCAGGCTAAGGCTTTTGAGTTTATCGCTGCTTGTTTGCAGACTGTGGTGCGTAAGGGCGACAAGGGTCCAGTTGTTGAGTTCCTTCAGAAGATGCTTGACAAGAACGGTTACAAGTTGACTTCTCGTCCTCGTAAGAACTCTGGCGTTGACGGTGACTTTGGTCCGAAGACTTTGCGTGCTGTGAAGCAGTTCCAGCGGGACGAGGGTCTTGCGGCTGATGGTGTTGTTGGTCCGAAGACGTGGAAGGCGCTTGTTGACTAATTTTTTCCGATTAGTTGACAGCCCCCCACAGAAATGACTATCATACCTAGTATGGATACTGATAACGAAATCATTGAAGTGGCCGGTGCAGACAATGCTGCTGCTCCGCCCGAAAAGAAGAAGTCAACGAAACTGACAGTGTTGGATCAGTTGAAGGAAGAAATTTCTAAGGAAGTTACTCGTCCTGAGATTGAGATGCCTGTTCCTGAGCGTAAGGGTGTTACTGTTCGGTTCTCTCCGAATATCACTAACGAGCAGTTGAAGGCGTGGCGGCGTAACTCCACGAACCGTAAGACTGACGAGTTGGATTCAATCAAGTTCTCCTGCTATGTTGTGGGTCAGACTGTCACTGGTATTTATTACAATGATGATCTGGTGCTTGATGACAATGGTAATATCGTTACGTTTGCTTCTCCGATTATGATGGAGATGACTGGTACAGATCGTCCGCTCCCTGATGCTATTCGTGCGTTCTATGGGGTTGATCCGCATCTTGAGTCTGTCGCTTTGAAGATTCTTGATTACGCTGGTTACGGTGACGATGTGGACGCTGAGGACCCTACGAAGGGCTAGTAGACGAACTAGCCCAAGATGTTAGGATTCGTTCCGCAGCGAGACTTGCGGAGGCGTTTCATTGTGACCCCATCCAATTGTTAAACGTTGATTATGATGAGTGGTTAATTAGGTTGGCTGCTGCTAAAGCGTTGGCTCACGATCATGCTGAGCGAGATAGACAACGTAGAGGTGCACAAGGTGGCTACTGAGAGCCGGGAATTTCTGTAGAATAACTCTATAGGGATTCCCGGTTTTCTTTGTTTTAGGGGCGAATATGGCTGTCGAAGAAAAAGTTGTAATTAAGGTTGAGGTTGATGCTGATATTAGCAATGACCTTGTTGGAATTGAACGTCGTCTTAAGTCTCTAGAAGACCGTTCTCGTGCGTTCAATCGGCAGACCCGTGACATGGATCGAAGTGTTGATCGGGTTACTCGCCGGTTCGACAAGATGAGTCGTGCCCTTAAAGGCATTACGGGAATGTTCGGCAAGTTGATCACCACGCTGGGCAAGTTTAGTTTTATTGCTTTAGCAGGCCAGATCGGTTTGTTTACAGCAGGACTTCTGGCTGCTAAGGCGGCGCTTGTTACTGGCCGTGCGGCTGTTTCTGCGTATCAGGCTTCTTTACGTGGTTTGTCGGTTGTCGCAGCAGGTGTTGCTACTTCTCTGGCTGTGGCTGCGGCGGCGATGCGTGAGTTCCAAGAAGCGCAACTTAGCCCGTTCCTAGGCGGCGGTCAATCTGGTCGGTCTCGGGCTTCAACTCTGAACCGCAGTATCAGCGCCCGCATGACCGGCCTTTTGGGTAGCGAAGCATCTACTGCTATCACTGGATCATTTGCTAAGGCAGGTGTACGTGGTAGTCAGGCTAACGCTTTGGCTCGTCAGTTGTTTAATATCACTGGCGGTGACGCTAAGGCTGCTCAGTCTTTGGCGGCTGCTTTCGCTACGGGTGATTTCACTAAGGCTCGTACTGCGGTTAGCGGTGCGGCTGGTTTCCGAAGCGGGTCTCTCGGTGGCGTGACGACGATGGGTGGCTTGATGAGTACTGTCGCTGGTGGCGGTGCTACTACGGGGGCGTTCTCTGGCGTTGCTGAAACGATGGCGAACACTATGATCGGAACTCTTAAGACAGAGTTTGCTGGTCTTAAAGGTATTTTTGCGGATATTGGTGAGCCGTTGCTAGGCCCGTTCCGTGATGCTTTCTTGCAAATTTCTCGCATTCTGCGTGAAGATATTATTGCTATGACTGGTGCTCTTCAGAAGTTTGGTGCCGAGTCCTTTGCTCCCACGCTGGTTAATGTCGTTGATAAGATCAGCGAGTTTGTCCGCTCTAATATCATCAACAACATGGGCCGTGTTGAAGAAATGGGCCAGTCGTTTGTTATCTTCTTCAAGGGTGTGCGTGATTTCTTCCAAGCGATTGGTGACTACTTGGGACGTTTAGAGCCTGCTGCTAATGTTGTCATTGATATGTTTAAGGCTATGGGTGCGGCGGCTGGTGGCCGTGGGTTGTTCCAGCAGTTCAATACTTTGATTACTGAGAATGCCGATGCGTTTGTTCAGTTTGGTACTTCGATTGGTAATGTTTTCGGGGCCTTGTTTGATCAGTTGGCTAACGGTCAGATGGGCTTCTTCAATAAGTTGCCGTTGTTGTCTGAGATTTTGGATACGATGGCGTCAGATGTTATTCCTGCTTTGTTTAATGTTTTCAATAAGTTTGCGCCTTTGATGGAGCGTTTGCCCGGAGCGTTGGAAGGGTTGGCTACTGTTCTAAACATGTTGGCTCCGATTGTTGAGACACTTGTTGCTGTTGTTTCAACGTTGATAGGTGCGATGGGTGCCATTACTGGCGGTAGTGGTATTGGCGATTTACTGGGCATGGCTCTTCTGTATGGTGGTGCTAGGAGGCTGGGCGTCTTCGGTAGAGGTGCTAGGGCTGGCGCTAGGGCTGCTGGCATGGGCGGTAGGGCCGCTACGGCGGGTGCAAGTATGCGAGGTAGTGCAGGATTGATAAGCCGTCAGGTAACTGCATACCGAGGAGCACGTGTGGGCGGAGCGACAGTTAGCGGTGGATTTTCTGCTATGTCTACTAGCGCACAGCGTGCCGGAGCATTTGGTAAGTTTAGTAAGTTTGGCAAGTTCGCCAAATTCGGAAAGGTTTTAGGGCCTCTTGGCCTTGGCTTGGGCGCATTAGATATGGGCATGACTGCGATGAATGCTTATGACACTGGTGAGTTTACCGGCGCTGGTATGTTGAGCGGGGGTCTGACGGGTGCGACTATCGGCAGCATGATTCTTCCCGGCGTAGGTACGGTTGTTGGCGCTATTGTTGGTACTGGTATTGGCGCTGTGACTGAAGGGGTTGCGGCGTTTTTGGGCAATAATAAAAAGAAGGACCAGAGTAAAAAGGTAGCAGCACAGTTGTTGGACGCATCCGCAAACATGAACATTGTGGGTATGGGCACGGACACATTCAGTCAGCAAAAAAACATTTTAGACCTATTCATGGCAGCACGCAGTGCAGGTATGGACGACGACGGGCGGTTCACTGAAGGCGATACCCGACAATTCAACGATTTCCTGTTGGCCATGGGTATTGATCCGGGAAGCGTTCACCGAGATGAAATGTTTAAGAAACTAGCGAACGGTACTTTTGCTCAGGATATGGAGAAAGGACTTATCAATGCTGTAGACTTTATGGAGCGCCAAGTTAATAATATTGCTACAGCGCTAGGTATGGGTGCTGAACAGGTTATGGCGTCTTTAGAAGCACTTGGTATTGATCCCATGTCTGACTTTAATGATACGGCAGCGTCTGGCTTGATTGCCCTCCTAAACAGTCCTGTCATTGATCGTAGTCGTTTGGTTCTTCCTGATTTCAGTACTTCGCAGGCAGGTGTCGCTAACAGGTTTAATAGTGCGTCTGATATGTTGAATACTTTAATTGGTGAAACCAATGAGGGCATCTTTGATGATGCTACAATTTCGGATTTTGTGGATAGGTTTGCTGCTGCGGAAATTGCTGGAGGTATGTCCGCAGATGTTGCAGGTTTGAGTGGTCTGAAAGAGATTCGTGAAAAGGTTAGTTCTGGTGAACTTGATCCAAGCGTGCTGTCTAAGTTTGGTATTCGTGATCAGGAAATGTTTATCTTTAACCAGTTGGAGCAGCAGTATGGTTTGGGTGAGGGCGGCGCTGAGCGCCTGTATCAGTCGTATAGCGACGGTGGTTTCAGTATTGGGCGTGTGAGCGGCGAAATTCAGAACATTTCTGATGAGCGTGAGCGTTTGCGTGGCGGTCTTATTGGCGGCGACATCGGCGCTTTCGCTCAGGTAGCGGGTCCCGAAGCGTTCCAGCAGTTTATTGCTGGTGTAGCCGGAGAGCAAGCGATGGGCGCTGGCGGCATGTTCGGCCAGCAAGGCGTTTTGAACGCAGGCAGGTTGCTGGCTATGGGGAGCGCAGGGAATTACGAAGGTGTCGGAAAACTGCTAGACGAAAACTATGCGGGTGGCGCTCAGCAGGCGACGATTGATTTCATGGTTCAGAGTGGCGATTTGCAGGGCGCTCAGATTGGCATTTTGGAGATGATCGCTGACAATACCGGCAAGGAAGCGAAGTTCAATATCACTGGCGAAGTGTCAGAGACTGGATTGACACACAGGCAGATTATGTTTACGATTGAGACAACTGGTGACGAGTGAGACAATGAATAAAGTTACTTTATTTTTGGAGAAGGTGTAATGCCCACTATAGTTAAATCATTTACATCAACAAACGGCACAATTGTAAACCCTAATGGGTTCAGGTCTGCTGTTCCCCCACGGGCAAAGTTGACTACGGTTCCGCTGGACGACAACATTCAGATTATTTTCCCGTTTGGTCCGCAAAATATCAAGCATGACAAGTTGGCTGGTAATACTGTTGAGATTGCTCGTCCGGGCAAGAAACCTATTTTGTTTTTGGAGAATCCTAATCTTCGATCAGTTTCTTTTCAGGCTGTTCTTGCAGACAAAAGTAGTGGTGGTGCTCGCCCGATCACGGACCTTTTGGAACAGTTAGA